GTATGGATCTTGAGAAAAAGCTTTTATATCATAAGTTCTATCGGCAATACCATTAACTACAACATCTACAAACTTAGGTATTATAGGTACTGGTTTCCAGTCTAAATTTAAATAAGATAAATCACCATTTATAGATAACTCATCTTTATATTTTTGAATAGATTGCTCTCCTCTAGCATACAATCTTAACCTGTGAAAATTATCAAAATTTGTTCTGTATCTATCACTACCATAATCTGTATAATAGAACCATTCGCTTTGTATGGCTTGAGCAACTTTCAGACCATACTCTGGACTCATCTTTTCGAGATCACTAACTACCTGACTAGGAAAATAACTTTTAATACCTGATTGAGCCATATTCTTCTTTTATTAATTTAGATGACGATCCCTTGTTTTCATACTTAGCAAAGCCAATATTAAATTTTGTTTTTTCTCTTTTTACAATTGGAGTATATAAGTTTCTATTACAAGCCATGACCGCTAACCCACTACTTATTGATGCATCAAATTTAGTTCTATTATTAATATCAAATCTTGACCAATCGTTTAATGTTCTATTAAAAAACATACCTCCAAAACTACCGTTTGGTGTAGCACCAACATGCTCTTGAATATACATTTCAATAGCAGCAGCATGTGCTTGTTTTATATCTTCACTAGAGTTTGGTATACCACCTATTTCTTTTTCTGTTGTAGATAATTTATTCCAAATCTTATCCGGTCTATTCATAGAATAACCTCTATACCCCCTTCTTTTTAAATAGTATAACAACCTTGGCTTGTTATTTTCAGCTAGTATTGGCATACCATAAAATACAAGTGCCATCAATACATCTTCAAAAAATATTTCTGCTGTTTGAGGTCTAGCAATATATTCTAAAAAAAATTTATTTGGTGGAGCGTCTTCCATAGAAAACTTTGTTAATCCATGTAAAGCTCCTTTAGAACCCTGACCGTC